ATTGAGGATGGAGCAGGTTTTTATCGTAATGATAAAGGACAGAAGATTATACTGTCTAAATCATGGATGAAGCATTTCAATGAACTTTCGTTTAACACTATAAGAGGGCAGTTGGAAACTGCTATTGCAACGAAGGATGAATACAGATACGTGGAGGATGTATTTGATAGTACTTTTGTTTGGTCCAGTGACGCCGGTATGTGGGAGCAGGATTATAAAGTAGAGAAAAATAATGTAATCGTGAGCGGCATACCTGTCGCTGTGGTTCGGAAGTTAACATATGAGCCGTTAAAAAATAAAAGCAAGGTTAAAAAAGTTAGGAGTATAACTATGGACAAGAAAAAGCTTGTCGAGAATCTGATTTCCAATGCAACGTCACAGTGGGAAGAAGATGACCGTGACTACCTCATGAATTTGGATGAGGAACGTTTGCAGTCTATGCAACCGAAAAAGAATCAAAACACTGATGTACAGAACACGGAAAAACAGGGCAAGGATGATACAAACGGGGATGTGACTGCTCAAAATCAGAATACGGAAGCAGTAGCAAAGGTAGATAATGAGCCTCTAACTGAAGAGGAGTACAAGGCACAGATGCCTGCTTCAATACGTAATCGCATGGAACGTTTGGAGCGAATGGAACAAGCTGAGGCCGACAGGCTTACTGCTATTATCACCAAGAACCCGAAAAACACATTCACTGAGGAGTGGCTCAAAACGCAGGATATTGAGATGCTGCAAAATCTGGCAAACATCGCAACCGAAGAAACAGAGGATAATAAGCCAAACATAGCAAGATTCAATTATGGTATGGGTGGTAGTCCACATCAGAATGAAAAGAAAGATAATTCCGATGTACCGATTCTCAATGCTCCTGGAGACACTGACAAAGCCAAAAAAACTAAAGTAGCTTAATATATAGTACGATGAAAAGATGTTGTTGTGTTTCAAGTAAAAAATAATCGACAAAACAGTTTAGTTTAGGAGAAAATATAATGAGCCTTAGTAAACAAATGATTCAAATCAAAACCATAGGAGCTATTGCCTATGAAGAGCGTGATGCGGGAGAGGCAGGTATTTATCCCGGCATGTTGTGCAAAGTAGTATCAGATGGTGATGTTGAATTGCACGATGATGAAGGTGGTAGGAGTGAATGTCTTTTGGCAATTGAAGATTCACTTCAAGGCCGTGGTGTTGATACAGTCTATACTGTTAATTATCCTGTGCGGTTGGAAATCTTCCGTCCCGGAGAAGAGTTCCACGGGTTGCTTCAGGCTGGGCAGGTTATTAGTATAGGCGAAGGACTTATATCTGCTGGTGATGGAACATTTAAGTCAGCCACAGATTCAGGACTGTCAATAGATTCCATCATTGCTTATGCAATGGAGGCTGAAGATTTGTCAGGAGGTTCTAACACACTAATACACATGCGAGCCGCATAACAATAACAACAACTGATTGTGTAAGTGTGAATTGAATATTGTTTTTTTGTTAGTAAAGTAAAAAGTAAATAAATAAGAAAGGGCAAGCAGATGAAAATTCAAGTTGGAAATGCGGTTTCAGATGTTGGTGGTTTGTCTGGACCCAGTCTCACAAGACTGATAGAAGCTGAAGGTGACGCTGGTATTTTGAGGCCGTTCAAATATGATGGTAAATCGTATGTAGCATTACTCAATGGCAAGAAAGATGAAAACGGAATACCACAAAGAGAAGTAGTGGCATGCAATCAACACGAGCTATTGCGAAATACAGTAGCTACACTGCCGCATGAGGTATGGTTGGAAATTGACGAGACGGTAGAGCGTTCCGCACAGAGTGAACTGCGTGCTGTGAGCGATTTAAGGGCTGCTGGTTTAACTCGTACCATTCCCAATGGTTTTGCTGTACAAGCACTCATGAGTCAAAGAGCAAGTCGCGTTGGTACTGCATATGTAGGTATGGACCCGCAGGCAGGATTCAAAAAGGACAGGCCTGTGTCTGACACGGTTCTGTTGCCGTTGCCTTGTATATGGAGTGGCTTCGGATTTGGTGCACGTGAATTAGCTACATCACGTCGTGGCGGATTGCCGTTGGATACTACTGGTGCCGAAGATGCTACCAGAGCTTGTGCTTTGATGGCTGAAAAAATGCTTATTGGTAATAGTGACTATGACCAATATCAGTATATAGCCAATGCTGTTATTTATGGTTACACTGACCACGGTTCTCGTATCACTTTCACTATTACAGCACCGGATGCCAGTGGATGGGTTGGTTCAACTTTATTGAATGAACTGCTCGGAGCAAAGCAGGAATTAATTACTGCTAAAAAGCGTGGGCCATATATCATATACTTAGCTCCCGCATGGGCACAGTACTTGGATAACGATTACAACGATACAACGTCCGGTACAAATCAGACTATCACAATACGTGAGCGTGTTTTGAAGGTGAACGGATTCCAAGAAATCCGGGAACTGGATGAACTAACTGGCTGGGACATTCTTATTGTACAAATGGAAACCCAAACCGTGCAGGAAGTTATTGGTATGGATTGGACTACCGTGCAGTGGGATGAACTCGGTGGACAAGCTCATAACTGGATGATACTTGGTATTTATGTTCCACGTATCAGAGCCGACTACGATGGCAACTGTGGTATTGCTCATGGTAGTGTGTAATGTGCCATAAATCGTTTTTAAGCTGTTAAAAGCTTTTAGGTACATAATTATACTAAATTTTAATTTTAACAGCTTAAATCAAGAGCTAAGAGCTTAAATCAGTATGTATAACCTATGGAAAGGACAGTAAAATGAAATTCAGAATGACAAAAAGCGATAATCAAGGCAACAAGACGGGAGTGCATCGTGTTGGTAATGAAAAATACCATGCTGGGGATGTTATCGAATCAGACCAACCTTTGGATGTTTTGTTTCGTAATAAGTTTGAACGTGTGCCTGATAGTACCAAGGTGTCAGAGCCAGAAATTGTCAGGACAGTGCGAACTCCTAACATACCTAATCCCGTAAAAGAAAAGGAAGTGGATGAAGTGGATTCCTCTGATAAGAATGAAGAATCCACTTCCACTTCAAATTCCACTTCAAAAAAAGAAAACACATATGGTAAAGATGTGACTGCCGATTATCCTGCTGCATCAACGCTTGGTCTTAAAGTCTTTCATTCCGCAAAATATAAAATATTTACAATTGTGGATGATGAAGATGGTGAGTTTGTAGTTAAAACCAGCAAGAGCAAAAAGAACATAAGCAGGTTCTTGGAAAAACAAGTAGGATAGGGAAGGATATATATGCCTCCTTGGAATCCAACGGCAAATTGGGCAGGTCATGATGTGTTTATTATTGGTGGTGGCTTTTCCTTAAAAGATTTTGATTGGGATTGTCTGTTACCAGAATTAACCATCGGATGTAATACAGCATTCAAACTTGGACCTTCAATATGTAAGATTTGTATTTTTGGAGACCCAAGCTGGTTCAAGGAGTTTCGTTCCGAGTTGAAAGATTTTAATGCTCCTATTTTTACAAATCACAAGCAATATGAAAAAAGTGATATTTCATGGCTGTGGTATGTTAAGCGAAAAGCATCGGGATTGCATCATGCTGCTTTGGGATGGAATGGGAACACAGGAGCAGCAGCAATAAATCTTGCCCTTATTCTTGGAGCCAAACGTGTGTATCTTTTAGGTTTTGATATGCAGCGAAAAGCCAATCGTTCTAATTGGCATAATCACATAATCAGACCAGCAGCAACAAAACCTCATATTTACAAAACATTTATTCGTAGCTTCAAACATGTAGTCAGAGACTGGCACTTAAAATTCCCGGATAGGGAAATATGGAATATTACTTCAGACAGTGGTTTAGGACCAAATATGTTTCCGTGGTTAGACCCACAGGACTTTTGGACTGAAAGAAAAACTACTGTTTGTGATGAAGTTATTCAAGGAGTAGTGTAATGGCTAATACAACAGCAAGTGCTGTTCAAACATTATTAGGTGAAGCATACGATTTTAATTATGTTGTTACTTCTTTTATCACTACTGCTAATTTAATTGTTACTAAGCATTGCACTGATGATGATTTGACAGCAACAGAATTGGAAGCAATAGAACGTTATTTTGCTGCTCATTTATACTGTATATCACATAGACGTGCTACACAGGAAAAAGCAGGTGATGTAAGCGAGAACAAACAACATGTTGAAGGTTTAGGTTTGGATGCTACTGAATTTGGCCAGCAAGTAAAACTTTTGGATTGGTCTGGTGCTTTAGCGGCATTGGATAACTCCATGAAAAAAGGATTAAGACGTTCAGTGAGCATGTCATGGGCTGGCAAAGAAAATGACAATACTGATGAATATGAACTATTAGGGTTATAAGGAGATAACAGTGGAATACATAGGATTGGCAGCAATAGCTGGATGTTATTTAGCCATCATTGGTTTATATGTGTGGGTGTTTAGGCAGATACAAGAAGTTAAAAATGAAATGAATAAACACAAACAAAATCATAAAGTCCATATCAGTTCTGACCAATTGGTTTTTAAGGATGTGTGTGATGAAAAGGTTAGACGATTTGAAGAGAAAATGGATAACTTGAAAGAGACCATGGAAAATGGTTTTACTGATTTGAAGGAATTTTTCAAAGGCAAATAAAAATAAAATGTCTTTAATTACTCGTATGAAAAAACAAACGTGTGTACATTGGCCACGGACAGGAGTAGATAATCGTGGACGTTCTGAATATGATACTCCTGTTGAACTTGATTGTCGGTGGGCAGATAAAACAGAAAAATTTATGGATGTACAGGGTGAGGAAAGAATAAGCAATGCCGTGGTGTATGTGGCTGGTGTTAATGTTGGTGATGTTTTATATCTCGGTACATTAACAGACAGTGGGCTGGATAGTAATGACCCATTAAAGAATGACGGAGCATGGAAAGTAGAACGTGTGGATGCCATACCTAATTTGAAAGCTACTGAAACTTTGTACAAGGTATATTTATAAAATGGAAATGGTTAAAATATCTGGGTTGCCAACTGTGCTTCGTAATCTTCGGAAGTCTGGAGATAGAATTGCTCGTGGTGTAGAGCGTGGCTTGATAAAGGGTGGTATATTTCTACAAAAGGAAAGTCAAAAGATAGTACCAAAACAAATTGGTAATTTACACGGCACAGCTTTTACTCGTAATCAAGGTGGTAGTGGTGTTGATGCTGATATAATTGTAGGTTATACAAGTGAATATGCTGTATTTGTTCATGAGGATTTAACTAAAGCACATGGCCGGGAGTTTAATGTAAAACATGCTGAGGAGATTGAAGCAGCAGTTGGAACTGTTCAAGGCACAGCTAAAGGCGGTATGTTCCCACGTGGAGAAGAACAACAGGCAAAGTTTCTGGAAAAACCAGCCAGAGAAAAACGTAAAAAAGTTATTCGCATTGTAGCAAATGAAGCAAGAAAAATATAATCAAAAGAAAGGAAAATAAATAATGTCATTATTAACAGATAAATTAAATGCAGCACATGCAGAATTAACGCAGTCCCAAAAAGTAATATCGGCACGAGCTTTAATTCAACCTATACGTTCGGATATTATTCGAGTAAATGCTGAATTGCAATCGGTAGCTGATAGTGGTTCGTTTAACACAGTTGATACGGACATCATAATTGCTCTTGTTAAGGCATGGAATATTATTAAGGCAGCAGAACAGGCATTTGATAGTGATGCTGATATAAAAGAACTGCTCAATTGGACACCGCCAAAAGGATAAAATATGCCCGGTTCATTTGCATATACTAAAAGTACAAATACAATAGTTGTGACGAATGGTACAGAGGGTGCTCCTGCCACGTTTAACGATATGTATATTGCTGACCAAGCTGGTACAGTTGAATTGCTCGCAGCATGGAGTCCCGACAACAATACAAAAGCATTGACTTATCAATTAACACCGGCAGATAAGAAGGGTTTGAAAATTGATTTTGTAATTGAGTCAAAGACTGCTGAAGCTGATTATATATTTATAACTGGCACAGATATTGACGGTAATGCTCAAACTGAATCGATAGATGTTACAAGTCTTGAATCTGGTGGTGGTGGAACATTTACAACAACTAAATGGTTTGCAACGATTACAAATATTGACTGCTCTGATAATTCAGCCGGTGGAGGAACGGTATGGGCTGATGGAACAATACAAATAACACAGCCACGATGGGGAGTAGTGCATGAGATAGTTGAGGATGG